TAAGCCAACTCCTGCTCCTGGACCATCAACCAAACCACCGTCAAACGTTCCCCCTACGCCACAACCCAATGGCCAGCCACAGCAATCGTTCCGTCAAAACGTACAGAGTGGAATGAAAGCCTATCGTCAAAACGGTGGAGCACAACAGGGTACAGCAGGATTCGCAAACGCACGCCAAGCCGCACTTACCAGTGCAAAAGGCTTGCTCAGTGGAGCCATCCCATCGCGTGTACAGAAACGATTAGACCGTAACAGTAAGCGTGTATCAAGTCTTGCGTCCCCAACACCTACACCTTCTACAATGTAACATGAAACTCAAACTTGACACGATATTCAAGATCGTTCGATTCGTAGTAGAAATTCTCAAAGAAACAGGAGTACTGAAACAAAGTGGACTATAAACAACTTCTCTCAATCATCCTCTTAATCGCTGGACCACTCTTCTCACTAGAAGCAATCAAAGCACTATTGAGCAAGGGTATCAAAGCACTCTCTGGCGAACTATTAAAACTCAGCTATTGGCCGAAACTGATTCTCTCCCTCGCCTATTCATTCGGTTTCATCATCCTTCTACAAGGACACTTACTGACCTCCCTTCCAGTAGAGATGCAAGATCGTTGGGCAGGAATCCTTCTGACCGCAGTTGGCAAAGCAATCTACGATTTGATCCACGACGCAAAGAAACAGTAATGCCATTTAAGTCAGAGGCACAGCGTAAGTTCCTTTACGCCAAGCATCCAGAGATAGCAAAAGAATTTCAAGAAGCCACACCCAAAGGCGCAAAACTCCCCGAACACGTAGCAAAACTAGGTAAACCACGTAAACATGTCCGTTTGGTTAAATGATCGTGCTAAGGCCCAATCAGACCTTTTCTTTCTGGCAACTCAAATCCTTGGCTATTCGCTCGTTCCTGAGGTACATCAGCCTGTCTGTTCGTTCTTTCTTAACCCGAACCCTGAGAAGGGACTCTACGATCAGGATGGACCTAGGAGTCGTCTCTTACTTGACCCACGCGGACACTTCAAAACCACAATCGACATAGCCCATGTTGTTCAGCTTGTTCTTGCTTTTCCTAATGTACGTATTCTTCTTGTCTCTGGTAGCCAGGAACTTACGCAAAGGATGATCAATGAAGTCCGTTACCATTTTGTCGCAAATGAAAGACTCAGAAGTTTGTTTCCAGAACATGCTGCTTCAGGTAAGGATGGCACTAAAACAGAATTTACAACACCTGCGAGAACAAATGGAAGACTCAGAGAACCAACTGTCTCCATCTCAACTATTGATTCAATCAAAGCAGGATCTCACTTTGACGTTATCAAATTTGATGATGTCGTTAACGAAGTAAACTCCCAAAACAAAGAGCAAATTCAAAAGACTATTGATGGCTTCATGCACCTCGTGCCCATCCTCGAACCAGGTGGTTATAAGGATGTCATTGGTACCCGCTACAACTACTCTGACCTTTATGGTTGGATCATCGACAACAACAACGATGGTGAATGGAAAGTGATGCAACGTGCCGCATGTTCCCTACCACTCACTAAAAACAGCACCATCTTGTTCAAGAAGGACGCACTAGGTCAAGAACGTTTCAGCTTCAAAACCTTAAACAAGATCCGCAACGATGACCCATACCTTTTTAGCTGCCAGTATCTCAACGACCCATCAGATCCAGAAGACGCCACATTCACCAAGCCTCTACTTGATGCATCTTTCGTTCCGCACATGAAAATTCTACCTCTCTTTTACAACACAGACTTGATGGGTGGACGTTCACCTAGACGCGGTTCAGTTGTCCAGTATTGGGACCTTGCATTCAGTGAAGATAAACAGGCAGATTACACCTGTGGAGTTACTGGACTTTACGATCGAACAGGACGCCTATTCATAGTAGACCTCGTGTTAGGTCGTTTTAACCCTCATGACCTCCTCAGACAAGTAGTCGCTATGGCCCTCCGATGGAGACCTTTTTTGCGTCTCATCGCAATTGAAAAGAGCGGCGGCGCACCCCTCCTTGAATTGGGACTCACTCCTGAATTCTATCGCCTCAACTTCTTCCCTCACATTGAGTGGGTCCCGATTTCTCCCAAGAAGACCAAATATGAGCGCATATTCGGATGTCACCCCTTATTAAAGGAAAGACGCCTTTCCTTTAGTAGCGACCTTCCACATAAAGAAGATTTAATAAAGCAATTTATACGCTTCCCTTACTTCAATCATGACGACATACCTGATGCTGTTGCTGGCCTACTTCCATTCGCCTCTATGGAAGAGGCTCCATTAGCGGCAATTCAACCCATCACAGAAGAACCCATTGAGTCATCATATTTCGATCGTTTAGGTGGATTGATTGGATAAGAGGAAAACAATGAAATACCGCAACTTTGTTGCCACATTTTTTGTATTGTGTCTGGCTAGTGCAAGTGTTGCTCTCGCTGACAACAAAGAAGAAGCCGTTCCAGCAGTTATTGAAGCAAAAGGCGTAAGGACTATGAAACGTCAAAACTTCATTGCAGAACAACTTAACGAATTACATGAAAGTAACCATTGGAACACCGATGAACTTTGGGCACCAATTTTCTTCATGAATGAGATGGCGATCCAAAAGTCTAATGCAGCCGCATATGAGTATCAACTGTGTGTCACTACGAAAGAAGGTTACTACTGCGAACAAAGTTTGCGGGATCTTAATGAAGCCAACTACGAATTGGACAAATTAGAGAAAGCAATCTCTGATGCGGAGAAAGTTAAACTGTGAAAAAACTGTTACCAGTTCTATTCAGCGTCATTATCACCTGTCAAATTTCAAACATAAAGGAATATGACCCACCAATTCATATCAACCGTAAGCATATGCAGGAAGTCTGGTTGGTCAAATACACCTGCGTTGTTCCTGGCGGCAAGTATCGGCTCTATGAAACCCTTGACACCAAGAATGTCTATGACGTTAAGAAAGGTGACATTGTGAATTTTGAAGTTGAACTGTTTGGTGACAAAGATGTACGCGGATGCGTGGAGGATATGCAACCATAATGCCAACAAGACCACCATTAAGACCAAAGACTCCCATTAAATGTATGGGTGTCTATGTAGGACTCGCTGGACAGAAAGCAGGACTTGATTTTGAAGAGATTGCCAGCGATCTCTACAATCACGGCTACAATCAAATCAGCATATTCCTATCCACAGTCTTCAATAACACTGGACTCTGGCCGTGGAAACTGGTTGGAACTAAATTCGACTTCACTCAGGACAATGAAGACTACTACACCCACTACGAAAACCTAGTAGATACATTCTCTTTCTGGAGAATCGTTGTCCATAATAAATTCGTAGACCAATTCCACGAAGAGCCAGGGAAAGACCCATTCAAACAGGCGTTTGGAGATGATGTTGAAGCACTGTATTCCAGTTGGGATGGGTCCAAGTACCGTCATACCAAATGGGATGAACCAAAACCACGGGTATACACCAACTTCATTGGAGTAAATGACGTAGGACGTGGAATTATTCGCTGGGTTAAGCGTATTGCCGCCATCAATGCCAAGATTTCCAAGAAGTATCCAGACTTCCGGACCAGCACCGCATGGGCAAACGAAACTCACGCCCTATTTCATGAAGGTGAAAGCCATCCATACAAAACCAGAGGCGATCGTGAAGAGATGACGTACTTTGTACGCAAAACATTTGAAGCAGCGGGCTTTACGATCAACAAAAAACTGTTGGTTTACTTCGATTACCTCGCATTCCGTCCAGATATTCACACAATTGACAAACAAACCATGGCAAAGGTCAGCAAAGACCTCTCCAAGCGTGGATACCATCTTGAAATTCATGGAATCCTGACACTACAAGAGATATCCGGACTAATAACGGCTGGCGTTAATGGTAAAGCTACCATGTTTAGCACCGATGGCGACCTTAGAATGGAAGCAGACTACCCTGGATTGGGCAAATCAAGCTACCACACCGATCTAAAGTTCGACATTAAGAAGAATGAGCCATGGAGCAACACCGATATGATGGTGAACTGGCGCAAATATAGAGAACGTTACAAGGATTACGTGAAATAATCATGCAGATGGACCCATTAGAGGGCGAGATACGCGCCTTTGACAACATAGAAAACGACGAAATCAAGTTTCCTGATCAGGGTATACAGGACATGACGGTCATGAAGATCGTCATTCAAGATGTTGCTAAGGCAGAAACGCATCTTGCCAGTAGGAATTATCCCCAATATTGGGAAGACATGGATCGGGTGTATGCGTTTAAAGTACCACAACAGTTTTGGGAAGGGACTCGCACACCACGATCGTCATTAGGCATTCCACTAGCCTTCCAACACATCGACTCCCTGCGCCCACACATCATGAACAACATCTTTGAAGATGATCCACCATTTGATGTGGAACCGGAACCAGGATGCGACCCCAATGTAGCCCGCGCAAAGAAGGTTGTCATTGGTGCGCAATTACGAAAATGTGGATTAAAGAGTGAAGTACGTTATGGTAGTCAAGAGATGCTTCATCTTGGCACCTGTGTATTTAAATGGGCGTGGTGCATACAACGTAACCTGAGTGGAAAGACAGAAGGTTGGCCAGATGTGGAACAGGTTGAATTACGCCACATCCTGATTGACCCATCACTACGCAGACCCGACATTCGTGAAGCTAAATGGGTTGCACATCGTCTTTACATGAATGCTTACCAATTACGTGCTCTCCGTGACGATCCATCCTACAATATGCCAAGTGAACAGGAAATATTGGATTGGTTCAAGACTCCTGAAGAACAAGCTAAAACCAATCAATCTGAACGAAAATCATGGGACCTCTCTCCTGAATTTGAAACCGCATCACGTGATGAACTACCATCTGCTGACCCGCTCCTTCGTCCATTAGAAGTAGTTGAATACTGGAACAACCAATGGTGTGCAGTCGTTCTGAACCGCAAAAAATTAATACGCAAGATGGACAATGAATGGAGAAAGATTCCATTCGCATCAAGCTATTACAAGTTAATGCCTGGACAGTTTTATGGATTAGGTGTAACCGGACTTATTGCCAACGAACAACGTCTCCAACAAGGGGTTATCAATAACTACAACGATAAGTTAAGTCTTGATACAAGTGGTATGTGGGGGATTGTACAAGGCCGTAATACTCCATCACAGAACATGCGGGTACGTCCAGGTGCCAACGTTGTTGTCAGTGAAAAGGATGCAATCTTTCCGCTACAGCAAACACAAGTCAACCCGCAATTACTCGAAGCAATGGACAGATCTGAATCTCGTGCAGAGAAATGGACAGCAGCCAATGATTTTATTCAGGGTGCCGTTCCAGAAGGGGGTACAGGAATCACTCGTACCGCAAAAGGTATCAGTAGTGTCAGTGCCGCAGCAGGTGTAAGAATTGAAGATGTAGTTGATGTATTCAGTGAACAGGTAATGCTTCCCATTCTTGAAGCGTTTGATTACATGAACCGCATGAACAAGTTTAGTCCATCATTGGTGAACCAAATCCTGAACGAAGAACTTGGTGAAGCGTGGATGGAAGAGAATCAGATTGATCCCAAGTCTGTAGTCTCTGCTCAGGTGAAGTACAAGATGCTTCCTGCTACCAAGATGAAAGCGAGACGGGCAATGAAAGAGACTCTTCCAAGTCTCGATCAATTCCTGATGCAAGACTCAGTACAGAGTGGCATCAGTGACAATATGAAAGTATTTGATGTCAATGAATGGATCAATATGCATTTTGATGCCGCAGGTTGGACTAACAAAGAAACCCTGATCCGTCCGATGACACAAGAAGAACAAGCCAAACAAGCTGCTGATAACCCGATGGTTCAACAGTTGATGCAGAACCAACAGATGATGCAACTCCAGACCAACATGGAACTTCAGAAGATCCACGCTGAAAATGAAGGACGTATGGCACGTGACATCGTAAAGGACGGTCTGGCAGATGAAAAACGCAAACACGAAGCAACCGATAGATTAGCTGAAGAGGCGGGAAGGAATATGGCAACATCCTTAATTACCGCTCAAGGGCAAACAGATGGAACTGGACAAGGAATACCTCAATAACGTACACAAAGGAGAACGTCTCAAAGTCTTTACTTCCAACCCGAGTTGGCAAGACGTACTCGATATAATGGAAAACCGTTGCAAGATAGCAGAGGATTTTCTGCTGAACTTTCAAGGAACCGACCTCGAAGTGATCAGAAACGCACACCGTAGTGCGGTCGCCAAGCGCGACTTCTTCCACCAAGTGCAACAAGACATTAATGGATTTATTAAAGTCTTTGAAAGCAAAGATGACGAATTAAAGGAGATAGAAGAAGATGAGTTTGCTTGACGATTTGAATAGTGATTTTGATGCAGATACGACATCTACATCAGAACCAGTAGCACCACAAGAGATTAGTGTAGAGATTCCTGGTGTTGGCGGCAGGATGGAAGTATTTAAAGGTGCCAACCACGAAGAGGTCCTACAAAAGATTGCAGACAGTAAGCGTGCTGCAAATGAATTTATTGAACAATTACAACAAGAACGCAACTATCCTGTACATGAAGAACCACAACACTACATGCCGCAGTATCTTGCACCAAGTGCTGAACCATTGACGGCTGATGAAATGTTTGCGCTGTCTCAGGGACGTTACAATGAAGTGGCACCACGACTATTTGAAGTAGCCACTGGTATCAAGTCAGATGACATTGTTAACTACATCAACCAGCAAGAACAGTTCCGTTATGAAGTGATCGCCAAAGAAGCAACAGAGATGTTCCTTGAGAATAACCTGGACTATTACACTTCACCCCGCAATATGTACCTCATGGAAAACCACATTCAGAAACAAGGTTGGCCATGGACGGAACAAGCCCTTCAAGCATCTTATGAATTTTTAAACTCCAACGGATTGTTGGAAACCTTTCCTGCTGATCAGGAACCATCACAAATGGGAACGAGTATGAGTACTGGATTGAGTGATCGTTTAAACGACTCAACCCTGCCTACTGTCCCTGACGCCGACTACTCCAAACTCTCCAGAGAAGAGCACCGTCAACGATTAATTGACGACTTCAACAAGAGACGATGATCAGTATTCGCCTGTACTCTGCAATTTGTAGAGTCACCGTTAAATATTAGAGAAACAATCACATGGCAAATTTCCCAGCTTCTATGGTCTCCCATGACTCAAGTATAGCCCACGTACAGAACGTAGTCTATTACAACCGTGTCGCAGAAGAGAACCTGAAAGCAAACCTCCCGTTCCTCTCCGTTATGACTCGGCGTAAACTGCCTAGCAAGAACGGTAAGACAATCCGTTTGTTTGAATACGACGTACTGTCGTATAACATCACTCCAGGATCAGAAGGTACTTCTCCAGCACCGATTGCTGTCCCGTCACGTACCCGCGACTTAACAGTTGCACAGTACTTCGATTACGTGAGCGTCAGTGACTTTTTGTTGGATCAAGCCATCGACCCTATGGTGGAAAACATTTCGGAAGAACTTGGCTATCGTGCTGGCTTAACAGTCAATCGTCTCTGCGTGAATGCTGTCGATACCGAAGCATCCGCAGATTCGACCACACTGATTAGCTTGGCTGATGCTGAGTACATGTCTGCTGCAATTGCAAGACGCGCCGTCATGTCCCTTCGCGCAAGAGACGTCAAACCGTCTGATGGTGAATGGTTCGTAGGAATCATCCATCCGTTAGCGGCATATGACCTCTTGTCAGACAACACCAACGGTGGAACGATCGACATTCTGAAACATGTGGATTCGGGCGTCAATGAAATGAAGTCCGGTATCCGCGGTAACAGAGTCCTGAACTTGAATGGTATCCGTTGGGTTGAGACGACAACGACTACGACTACAGCAGATTATCCGTCAAGTGGCGACACTGCGTACCACTCATATGTATTCGGAAAGGATGCTTTCTTTGTTGCATCACTCGGCAAAACCGAAGTGAAAGGTGACAAGAACTTCTCCTTGATGGTTGGACGCTATAACGAACCTTCACCTTCAAACCCTGTTGGTGTAATTGCAGCCAGCATTGGCTACAACTTCAAGTTCGGTATCGTGAAAACAACCTCCGCTACCAACCGCTTTAGAAAGATCAAAGGCGAATCCTCGATCACATAACAAAATCTCGGGGGTCTTCGGGCCCCCACATTGTTTCAAATCATGCTAGTAAAAGACAACAACGCACCACCCAAAGTACCCTCTAAGAAAGAGACACTTGAGAACCTTCGTTTGCAACGAGAAGACCTCATTACAAAGGACAGGTTTAAGAATCAGGATCAACTCACTGACTCGAAAAGAGCAGGTATGGGAATTCCTTTCTACGAGATAGTCAAGATCGTGAAAGGGCTTAACCCCAATATTTGGACCGAAGAGGCCAAGAATAATCCTGGGCACATTGGCTTTTATCGCATGAACAATGAAACACGTAAACCAGAATTTCTAACCGCTTGTGAAATGACAATTCTACCTGAATTTACCGTACTCCATAAAGATGACAAAGGTCTGCCAAATAGAGCGGACAGGGGATGGCGTGAAGTTCTTGTGATGTTGTTATCTAAAAAAGCGATAACAAAACAACAAATATTGCGATTCTTCGCCGAACCATCAAACAATCCTAGGTC